ATGACCAAGATGGGGAGGTCATTACCAAGTTTGCTATATAGGAGTGAAATATGGATGAGAGTAAATTTGTTTTTTAAGAATTGATAATATACAATATCTCAGTATCCCCATATCTACAATAACTTAGCAGGGAACAATGACCAAGAATTCAATATCTAGACAGTAACTTTCGGGACTACGCGAAAATTAATTTTGATAAAATAAAAATTAACATGATTTGAAATCTGCCCTATTATACAAAGTATCCCATCAGCTCGGAGGAGGAGTAACAAAATGGCAATCGCAAAAGCAACTCACAAACACACACTGTCTGTCGTGGGAAATCCACGGACAGAAAAAAGCATCACACCCAAACAGGAGGAGTTTTGTAGAATCTATGTTTGTGAAGATGTTTCCCAGACAGAAGCGGCTCTCAAAGCAGGATACTCTGAGAAATCTGCCCATGCAATCGCCTCCCAACTATTAAACGGACAACGATACCCCCATGTTGTTGAAAGAATTCGGGAGTTGAAGCAAGAGTTATCCCGTAAGTATGAGGTGAGTTTTGAGGGACATGTAAAAAAACTTGCAGAAATACGTGATCTAGCCATGCAGAATAACAATTATCCTGCGGCAGTCGCGGCTGAAAAATCCAGAGGTCAAGCGGCTGGACTCTACATTGATCGTAAAGAAATACTCCATGGAAATATTGATCAGATGAGTAAAGACGAGGTTATGAAAGAAATCAAAAGACTTCAAGAAGAGTATCCTGCTCTGGGTGTGATTAGTGATGACAATTTGGTTATTGAAGCTGAAGTCGTAGAGTCAGACAAAAAAGGAAAATAAAAGAGGCAAGTAGAACAAATAAGACTTATCGTTTAAATAGTCTTGCCATATAATTATAATATGACCAAACCAGTTAATTTTAGAAAGGAGTTAACAAATGTCAGCAACATACACATACAATCGTAAAGATGGTGGTACTTGCGAGTGCTACGGTACTATTGAGGAAAACAGCAATTTTTGTATTGCTTATGGAGACGAGCTTGAAGGGATTGCCTCTGATATAGATGGGGGTACATATGACACTTGGCTAAAAGTTTGTCGTTACCTTGAAGTTAATTTTCACACCGAAATTGAACAGATAGAAGCTTGTTAAGAGGAGTACTATGATATGAATGAAGATGGAAAAATAATGCTTAAAAATAAAGTTCATGAAATCATGTACTTTATAAGAGATGAGCTAACTCTAGAGGAGTTGCTTAAAATTAAACAAGTTCTTGAAGACGCAATAGATGCAAAGGAGTAATATGATGAGGGAATCCTTACAAACTGAATTCACACCTGACTGGACATACGACTGGCACTATGGTTCTAACCAAAGTATTGATCAAGAAGTCATACTACAACACGAGGGAGAAGGTCTTACGAGTGAGGAGTTATTTGAGCTCGCCCAAAAAATAAGTATGGAAATTGAATGACCGTAAAGCCTGAGTCTAAACTGTGGCAAAAATTAAGGGAGGGAACTAAGGATCTGGGTGTGTTTTGGACACGCCTAGAGTCCTGGTCTAGTCCTGGTGTTCCTGATGTGCATGGTGTTAAAGATGGACTGAGTTTTTGGCTAGAATTGAAAGTCCATAGGTTAAAGTCGCTAAAAAATATAAAGCTGAGTCCACACCAAATCGCTTGGCAGATAAGATATATCGGATATTCTGGAATCGTCATGAACTTGGTTGAGCATCCTTCGTCAGCCACTATAAATATATTTTGTGGTAGTAGAGCGATGGAAATAAGCGGAGAGTCCATGATTGACGGACCATTAACCCCTGACTGGAGTTCCCGATCTCCTTACGATTGGAACGGTCTCATCAATCATATTCTAACATCATCTTCTCCCATCACCAAGGAGGGGAAAATCAAATCTTCTCAGCTCCCATCATAGAGGAGGGAAAACGGTTCATCAATCTTCGTCAATCGTTCTCTTAGAATGTTATCTGATAGATGATGAAAGAAGAAGAATGACTGGATTTGATTTGATTTGACAGATAAAATAAGATAAAAAAAGACTTATCAAGTGACGTTTATTATGGTACTCTTAATTAATGTTAAAAAATAATTCTCGTAGAAAGGAGATACTCATGAATAACATTAAACCAAAATCAAAGGCAGCGACTCCCAAGGCAGTCGTAAAGTCTGTAGAGTTAGTTGTTAAGGACAGCAAGACTCTTGATTACACCGACATCACTAAGTTTATTGCTGAGCAAGCAGGAGGCAATGAGGCGAATGTCAAAATTGAATGCTTACCTAATGTTGACAAGACTGGCAGTGAGCCACTGCCTTTTGGATATGGTGGGTCAAAAGGTGGCGTTCGTCAAACCATACAAGACTGGATAATTTTTGGTGTTGATGGTGACACGTCCCTTAAAGCAGTACTCACGAAAGCCGCGAAACTTGGACACAGCAAAAAACGTCCAAACTGTGTGCTCGCCGCGATGAACGGTGGTTACTCCCCATCAAGTAAATATTGGGGAACTCCTTACATCAAATTGGTGGTTCAAGGTTAACCTCAAATATTTAGGGGACGTCTGGTGGCGTCCCCTATTTTTTTGACTCCCATCTCCGGAGGATGAAAGAGGACAAGATTTGATTTGACTTGATCATATGTATAAACATATATATGATCAATAAAGATCTAGAAAGATCAAGAAAGATCTTCAAGGATTCTCTTCTGCTGAGTAAATAAGAATAGTCCAGTGACACAGGGTGCGTTAATGTTAATTATTAACGCAAACTGTGTACATTGAAAGGAGCACATCAAATGGTAATCGCATTATTACTTTGTATCGGTATATTCTTAGGCTTTCTATATATGGTGTGGGGGCGATAGCTCCCATTCCCTTCCCATCGCAAGGGGATAGGTGTTCATCTGTGTGCATCTGTGTCTGTCTATCTCTTTATATAATGAGTCAAATCAAATCAACTCAATCGCATCAATCAAAAATAAAAACTAAAAAAAGTTAAAAAAAGTTAAAAAAACTATTTACAAGCTTTTAAAAAACGTTTACTCTGATATTAACGCAAACGCATAACAACTAAAAAGGAGTATATTATGCAAAACACTAAACCAAAAAATAACAGTAATAACGCTGTTAGCACCAAAGCTGTCGTTTACGGTGGCGTAGGGTGTGGTCAAACGCCGTACAATGCCACTAGCTTTTATAAGTGGGTAAACACACACGCACAAGGGCAACTCGCTAATGTGCAAGTAGTACCACTATCAAACGTAAAGCTTGGTAGTGCTAAACCTACACCGTTTGGTTACGGTGGTAGTGGTCAGGGCGTAAGGGCTACAATACAAAACAGCTTATTAAATGCTCACAAAAACAACACTAGTTTAGCTGTTGTTTTGGCAAACGCTAGTAAGCTTGGTCATAGTGCCAAAAACCCAAATTGCTTGTTTGCACTTTTAAACGGTGGCTATAGCCCAAGCAGTAGCTATTGGGGTACTTGCTACATTAAATTAGTTGTTCAGCCTACAGCTAGTTAATTTTAACGCTAGGGGGTAACTAAGGTTACCCCCTAGCCCATTTTACCCATCGGCACGATTGCAAATTTGCGACCCCCCTGTGCGAGAATTCTTTCCTTGGTTTTGCGTGTAAAACCATGTTTTTTCCGATTCAAGGGTAATCGAAAAATTATTAAAGTTGCTACCCCCCTGAACACTGTATATTGATCATAGGTTCATTGCCTTTGAAAAATTTTCGATATATAGAGGAAATATGGACTTAGAACGTATACCTGAGGAAAGCCTTAAGAAGTTTGCCCATTTATTGGATAGAGCTAAGAGTTTAAGCCAAGCGGAAAAAGCCCGAGAGGATTTTATGTGCTTTGTACAGGCTGTTTGGGTGGAGTTTATAAATGGACGCCACCATAAGATAATGGCTGAGAAGTTTAACCGTATAGCCCGAGGTGAGTTAAAGCGATTGATAGTGAATATGCCACCGAGACACACGAAATCTGAATTCGGAAGTTATTTACTGCCTGCGTGGTTGATGGGTAGAAACCCGAAGTTAAAGATTATGCAGACTACGCATACGGCTGAGTTGGCGTTTAGATTTGGACGTAAGGTGCGTAATTTGATGAATTCGAGTGAATACGGAGCTATATTCGACAATGTTTCTTTGCGAGCGGATAGCCAAGCGGCGGGACGTTGGGAGACGGATAAGGGTGGTGAATATTTTGCGGCTGGAGTTGGAGGTGCGGTTACTGGACGTGGTGCGGATTTATTGATTATTGATGACCCCCACAGTGAGCAAGATGCTTTATCGCCGACGGCTATGGAGCATGCGTATGAATGGTATACTAGTGGACCTAGACAGCGTTTACAACCAGGAGGTAGTATTGTAATGATTATGACCCGATGGGCAGAAAACGATTTGACAGGTAAATTGGTTAAGCAACAAGCGAGAGATATATTAGCGGATAAGTGGGAGATAGTTGAATTCCCTGCGTTGATGCCTGATACAGAGGAGCCGTTGTGGGGAGAATTTTGGAAAAAAGAGGATTTATTATCGGTTAAGGGATCACTTTCTATTAATAAGTGGGAAGCCCAATGGCAACAGAACCCTACAAGTGAGGGAGCGGCGATATTAAAGCGTGATTGGTGGCAGACGTGGAAGGATGAGTTACCACCGTTGGAGTATGTTATGCAGAGTTATGATACGGCGTACAGTAAGCAGACTAATGCTGATTTTAGTGCGATTACCACATGGGGTGTTTTTTACCCAGAGGAAGGGAAACCACCAAACATTATTCTAGTTGATGCCAAGCGTGGACGATGGGATTTTCCTGATTTGCGACGACGAGCGTTAGAGGAGTTTAAGTATTGGGATCCTGAATGTGTATTAATCGAGGCAAAAGCTTCGGGTATGCCATTGACCCAAGAGCTAAGAAATATGGGTATTCCAGTGACTAATTACAGCCCAAGTAGAGGAAATGATAAATTTAGTCGAGTAAATTCTATTGCACCGTTGCTAGAAAGTGGGTTAGTATGGTGTCCAGATACTCGTTGGGCTGAGGAGGTAATTGAGGAATGTGCGGCTTTTCCAGCAGGAGAACACGATGATTACGTTGATACTGTTACACAGGCTTTGCGAAGATTTAGAGAAGGCGGTTTTATACAACACCCTGAGGATTATGAAGATGAGCCTCGTGGTCCAGTACAAAGGATATATTATTAATGGCAAAACCAAGTAATGTAGATAGATCACTTTTGCAAGCCCCAGATGATATGCTTACCCCTATGGAGATGGAGGCAGAACAACCTTTAGATGTTGAAGTAGAGGCTATAGAAACGGAAGATGGTGGTGCGGAAGTTATTTTTGGTGAAGAGCAGGTTATGGGTACTGAACCTGATGATTTTTTCGATAACTTAGTAGATAATTTAGAGGATAGCACCCTTACTGATATTGCTTCTATGGTGATTGAAAACGTAGAAGAGGATAAGAATAGTAGAGAGGAATGGGTAGAGACATATACAAAGGGTTTAGATTTGCTTGGTTTGAAGTATGAGTCCCGTACTGAACCTTTTGATGGAGCAACAGGTGTAATCCACCCTGTTTTGAATGAAGCCGTTACGCAGTTTCAGGCAGGAGCATATAAGGAGATGTTGCCGAGTGGTGGTCCTGTGCGAGCTAATATTGTAGGAGTGCCTAGTATCGAAACGGAAAAGCAGGCGAAGCGTGTTCAAGATTATATGAATTACCAGATAATGTATAAGATGGAGGAGTATGAGCCTGAGTTTGACCAGATGTTGTATTATTTGGGGTTGGCGGGATCTGCTTTTAAGAAAATTTATAAGGATGATGTATTAAATCGCCCTGTTAGTAAGTTTGTACCTGCGGAAGATGTGATTGTACCGTACACTGCTGTTGATTTAAAGACAGCTGACCGTGTGACTCATATTATTCGTATGTCGCAAAATGACCTTCGGAAGCTACAGGTAAAGGGTTTTTACAAAGAAATTGATATTTCTAAGGATAGTGAAGAGCCAAACAATGAAATTAAGAAAGCGTATGAAAAACTTGAAGGAGTTAGCCCTGCTAATGATTCAGATGAGGTGATTTTGTATGAGTGCCATTGTTATTTGGACTTGGATGAGTACCCAGATACTGATGAAAGCGGTGAATTGACTGAAATTAAGTTACCTTATGTAGTTACTGTGAGTGAAACAAGCCATGAGGTGCTTTCAATACGCAGAAATTACCGCCCAGATGATGTAAATAAGGATAAAATACCCCATTTTGTGCAGTATAAGTTTACTCCAGGACTTGGGTTTTATGGTTTTGGGTTAATTCACCTACTTTCTAATCTTTCACGCACAGCTACAGCGAATTTACGCCAATTAATCGATGCGGGAACGTTGAGTAATATGCCTGCGGGATTTAAAGCTCGTGGTATGCGTATTGCTGATGACCAAAACCCTTTATCTCCAGGAGAATTTAGAGATGTTGATGTTCCTGGAGGTGATTTACGCACAAGTTTGATGCCTTTACCTTATAAAGAACCTTCTGGTACGTTGTTTCAGTTAATGGGGTTTGTGGTAAGTGCGGCTCAGAAGTTTATTGGTACTACAGATATGGGTGTTGGTGATGGAAACCAAGAAATGCCTGTAGGTACAACCATTGCTTTACTTGAAAGAGGAGCAAAGATAGTTAGTGCTGTACATAAACGGTTACATGCGAGTATGAAGAGTGAATTAAGGTTATTGAGTTCTTTATTTGGTGAGGATCCTACCCCTTACCCTTATGAAGTAGGTGCGGATAATCAAATTAAGGCACAAGATTTTGATAACCGTGTTGATATATTACCTGTTAGTGACCCTAATATTTTTAGTATGTCACAAAGAGTGGTTTTGGCACAAGAACAGTTGAAATTGGCGACTGCGGCTCCAGAATTGCACAATATGCACGAGGCTTACCGCCGAGTTTATGAAGCATTGGGTGTGAATAATGTCGAGCAGATATTAACCCCGAAAGAGCCACCACAGCCATTGGATCCTGCA